ATTGCAGGTCGAGTTAGATTTACTCGGCTTGTAATTTTTTTACAAGAAAGTAGGAATTAAAAGAATGAAAAAAATTGATGAACTAAAAAGTCAACTCGAAACTTTAAAAGAAGATGCTCAAACACTTTTGAATGCTAAAAAAGTAGATGAAGCGAAAGCGAAAATGGAAGAAGCTAAAATTTTGAAAGAAGCGATTTCTCTACAAGAGCAACTTGACAAAGAAGAAGCAGAAATTTTAAACAAAGAAGCAAAAGATAAAAAAGAAGGTATGACAGCGGATAAAACAAAAGAAAATGCAAGCGCTATCCGTGCCATGATTAAAAAAGTAACCGGTGCTCCGCTAACAGAAGCAGAAAATGCTTTATTGTTACCCTCTACAGAACATACTACCGGTGAACATGGTGAAAGTTATATTTTACCGGAAGATATCAGTACATTAATTCATAAAAAAATCAGACAGTACAGAAGTTTACGCGAAGTTGTCGGTTATATCCCAACATCAGCTCTAACAGGTTCTTTCCCTATCGAAGATTTTGAAACTGTTTCTGAATTGGTTGATTTTGCAGATGGTACAGACGGTCAAGATTCCAATGATATTAAATTTAAAAATGTTTCTTTCTCTCTAAAAGAAAAAGCTGCATTTATTAAGCTATCTAATACATTGCTAAAACTAACAGATAATGCGCTAATTGCCTACATCGTAGAAGTTTTTGCAAAAAAAGCAGTAATTACAGAAAATAAAATGATTATTACCGTACTGAAATCTAATAAATCTGCAAAAGCTCTGCAAGATTGGAAGGCTTTGAAATCTTCTATCAATGTAGATTTGGACCCTGCTGTACTTTTTGGCTCTTGCATCGTAACAAATCAAACCGGTTTTGACTACATGGATAGCGCATTAGATGAAACAGGTAGACCGATTTTGCAACCAAACCCAGTAAACCCAACACAGAAGTTGTTTAATGGTCAAGTTATTCATGTTTTTTCTGATGCAATGTTGCCTAACAACGAGAAAAAGGCACCGATTTTTTATGGTAATTTATCAGAAGCAGTAAAATTTGTAGATTTGAACGGCCAAGTAGCTTTTGCAACTTCCACAGAGGCTGGATTTATGAGCAATACAACCATTGCTCGTTTAATTGAATTCATTGACGTAGTTCAATGCGATAAATCTGATAAATGCTATATTTACGGCGAATTTGATACAACTCCTGCGGCTGCGAGCGTTAGCAGCAAATAAAGGTTAAAAGCATGACTTTAGAAGAGGTTAAAAACTTTTTAAAGGTTGATTTTGATGACGATGACAGTTTAATTACACTGGAAATAGCAGCGGCGGAAGAATATATTGCTGATGCGGTTGGTCAGTACAAAGAAAGTTCTGCACGAATGAAACTTCTTTTGTTAAATATTGTTTCTACCTTATATGAAAACCGTGTATATACCGTGCTACAAGCCAACGAAAAAGTACAATATTCACTTAGAAGTATGGTTTTGCAACTTCAATTGGAGGACTGATATATGAATACTTCCAAAATGAAGCAAAGAATTACATTTCAAAAGTATGTTGTTGAAACAGACTCTGACGGCTTAACCTCTCAACAATGGAAAGATTATTATTCGTGTTGGGCGTATGTCAACAATCTGAGTGGTGGCGAGTTTTGGGAAGCTATGGCGGGCAACGCAGAACAAAAAGGTGTTTTAGAAATAAGATATTGTGAGAAAGTAAGTGAGTTAAACACCAAAGATTATCGCATTTTATTTAAAAATGTTCCATATGACATTACCTTTATTGATTCTGTGCAATATAGCAATAAAGTTATAAAAATCAAAGCGATTGTTAAAGGTGAAGCCAATGGCAAACTTTGAAATTATATGGTCTGATGACTTTCAAAAACAACTTGAAAATCTAGGTGCAAAATTTGACGAAATTGCGCCACAGATGATTGATGAAGCTGCCCCGATACTGGAGAAATCTATGAAAAGAAAACTGTTAAGGCATAAAGATACCGGCGAACTTATCAACTCAATAAAAGCAAAGAAAGCAAAGCCGGTAAAAGGTGGCGGATACTACGGATATGTTACTGCTACGGGTGTTGCAAAAGGTAAGGTGTATAAAAGGGCAAGAAAAAAAGGCGGATATTCTACGGAAGGTTACCGCAATTATCAGAAAATGCTTGCTTTGGAATTTGGAACCTCGAAACAACCACCAACTCCGTTTTTACAGTCTGCTGTAAACGATGCAGAATCGGAAGTACTAAATAAAATGCAGGAAGTTTTTAACAGAGAGGTTGAAAAACAATGAATACAAATCCGTTAATTATGACTGCGCTATCCAATATAGGCATACCGGTGCAGTGGATGAGATACGTGGGAAACGAAACAGAATATATAACCTTTAATGATAGTGATAACCGACCGTCATTTTTTGGAAATAATGAAGAACTTATGGACATTGCATACGTGCAAGTCCATTTTTTTACGCCCAACAATCCAAAATCAACTGCTAAAAAGATACGCAAAAAACTGAGACAAGCAGGATTTACGTACTTGTCAACAACAGAAATTTACGAAGAAACAACAAAACTCTTTCACACCATTATCGAGGTGATGATCGAAGGAATATCTGAAACACAAATGGAGGATTATTAATTATGGCACAATATAAAGTAGCGTACCCTTATGTGGCAGCTATTAAAACAGAACCGGAAGCTGCCGAGGCTACATATGAAAAAGGTTTGGCACTTGGAAAAATGATTGATGTGGAAGTAACACCAAATTACAATGAAGCATCGTTGTATGGGGATAATGCCTTATCTGAATATGTAAAAGAATTTAAAGATCTTGATGTTACACTTAATACAACATCTTTACCTGTAGAAGCGTTTACCGCATTATTCGGACAAACGGTTGCAGAGGACAACAAAGAAGTCAAGGCGAATATCAACGATATTGCAAAATATGTTGGTTTTGGTTTTGTAAAGGGTGAAATGGTGGAAAATGTTACAACTTATGTTGCGGTTTGGTTTCCAAAAGTGAAATTCACACCACCGGCTGAAAAATGCACAACCAAAGGAGATAGTATCACTTGGAACACACCGAGTATCACGGGAAAAGGTACTTCCGATAACGCTGGTAATTGGAAATATATGAAGATTTTTGACGCAGAAAATGAAGCGTTAGAGTTCATTAAATCGAAATTCACACCGGCTGAACTGGGAGGTTGATTTTAAATGAAATGTAATGTAAAAGAAAAAACTGTTCCTTTTGAGTTTGATGGTAAAACATTTCGATTAAAATTCAACCTAAATGTAATTGCGGAAATTCAAGAAAAATATGAAGATTTAGACAGCTTTTTTGAAAAAATGGCTAAAGTAGGTGATATGCTTTGGTTGTTATGTTTATTAATCAATCAAGATGTGAAAAAACATAATAAAAACAGTACGGAAAAATGGGGGTATTACACTGCAGAACAAATAGGTGAGGCATTCGGAATGTCTGACATTAAAACGTTATCTAGTTTAATAGCAGATGTAATAATGAACGCCATGCCGAGTAAAGATACAGAGGAAGATGAAAAAAACGCGACAGCCGAATAGTCGTTGATATAGATACATGGTACTATAGGGCAAAAGTATTGCTTGGCTATTCGGATGAAGAATTTTGGGAAATAACATTAAAAAAATTGGTAGTTGTATTTGAAAAATATTGTGAGTGGAACGGATATAAAAAGGAAAAAGAGGAAGAGGTTCCTTTATCTGTTCTTTTAGGAGGATGATTAAAATGTAAACATTTTTTATTATATATTATATTGTTAGAGTTACTCACAAAAGATTGCTATATCTCCCTAAATATGATAAAATATGGAATATTTATACAAGGGGGAGAAAGTATGAAAAAGGTTATTAGCTTAGTTTTAGCAACATTGTTATGTGCTGCTGTTTTTGTTGGATGTGGGAGTGATGAAAACAATACTACAAGTTCTTTAGAAAGTATGACTTCAAAATCTTCCGTTTCTATAGAAACGGAAACTAAAACATATTCTTTTAATGATTTTGAAATTCAAGTGCCTAAATCATGGACAGAAAAAACAAAAAACGGTCATACTTATTTCTATTCTTCTGTTAACAGTGACTTTTTACAAGTATCAATAATGGATGATATGGAAGATTCAATACTTTTGGAAGAAAACCAAGAATCGGTGATTGAAGGAATTAAAGAATCGATGGACGATTACACCATACTTTCAAAAGCTACCCAAAAAAATGGAGATTTTGAAGGTTTTAGATGCTCTTATACAGGAAAGTTACCGAGCGTAGGAGATACTTTATACTACATGGATACTTTCTCTATCAGCTATAATAATAAGTTTATCCAAATCCTGTATGTAAGTATATCCGATCAACGGGAGCAAGCTTCTAATTATTTTCCTAACATATTAGCAAGTCTCAAAAAGATAGAAACAACTTCTTTGCCTGAGACTAACAATTCTGCTATACCTTCTGAAAACATCTCATCTTCAACTGCCGCAACATCATCTACACCAAAAACACCTACAGTTACAACAGGTCAAAAAAATGCTTTAAACAGAGCAAAACAATACTTAAGAACAATGCCGTTTTCTTATACTGGACTAATTGAACAGTTAGAGTATGAGCAATATTCTCATGATGATGCCGTATATGCAGCGGATAACTGCGGCGCTAATTGGAGCGAACAGGCAGCTAAAAAAGCGAAAAGTTATTTAAATACAATGGCGTTTTCTCGTAAGGGGTTGATAGAACAATTGCAGTATGAAGGATACACTTACGAGCAAGCTGTGTATGCAACTGATAATTGTGGTGCGGATTGGAATGAGCAAGCAGCTAAGAAAGCACAAAGCTATTTGGATATAATGTCATTTTCTCGTCAAGGACTAATAGACCAATTGCAATTTGAAGGTTACACTTATGAGCAAGCTGTATATGGCGTAAATCAAGTTGGACTGTAATATTTAAGTACCATACTCTAATTAGGGTATGGTATTTTTATTGGAAAAATTAAAAAACCTCTTTAAAAATAAGCATTGTACAGAAATGTACGGTGCTTTTTTTATGCTCAAAAAAGGAGTGTGATATATGGCAGGCAAAGCAAAAATTGGTGCAGGTATTGCACTTGACGGTGAAAAAGAATTTAAATCAGCGATTAGCGGTATTAATAAAGATTTAACTGTTTTAAAATCCGCTTTAGAGAAGAATAAAAGTGAATTTGAAGCGAATGGCAAAAGTATAGAGGCGTTAAATGATAAGTTAAAAATTCTTTCAAAGCAGTATGATACGCAAAAATCAAAAACAGATACATTAAAAGCTGCCCTTGAAAACGCACAAAAGAATTATAAGAGTTGCGGCGAAAAAATCGAAGAATTGAAAACTGCTTTAAATGCAGCAGAAAAAGAAATGGAAGAAATGAAAGAAAGTTCTTCCGAAACCGCAGAATCAATTGAAAAGCAAAATAAAAAGATAGCTGACTTAAAGGAAGCGTTAAACAAAACGGAGAAAAGTTATCAAACTGCTGAAAATAAAGTTAAGGATTGGCAAACTTCTTTAAATAAAGCTGAAGCTGAACTGAATAAAACCAAGAAAGCGATTGATGATACTGAAAGCGAAGTGGAAAATTTCACTTTCAGCACTGAAAAAGCAGAAGAAGCGACCGAAAAATTAAGCGATAGCTTTACAGTTGCAAAAGGTATCATGGCGAACTTAATAGCAGAAGGAATCAAAGTTTTAACAACGGAGCTAATAAACCTTACAAAAGAAGCTGTGACTTTTTCAGCAGAATTTGAAAGTGCGATGAACGCCCTGCAAGTACAAACCGGAATGAGTTCCAAAGAAATGGAAAAATACAATGGAATCATGAAGGAGATGTACAACAAAAATTATGGTGAAAGTTTTGATGATATTGCACAGTCAATAGCAACGGTGGCACAAAACTCAAAAGAAGTAGACCCCGCAAAAATTCAAGAGTTAACAGAAGGCGCACTGACTTTGCGCGATGCCTTCGGGTTTGAAGTCAACGAAACTATGCGTGCAGCCAATATGTTGATGGATCAATTTGGTATCAGCGGCGAAGAAGCATATAACTTGATTGCACAAGGCGCACAAAACGGACTTAATAAAAATGGTGATTTACTCGATACTATCAACGAATATGCGGTTCACTTTAAGCAAACAGGGCGCGGAGCAGAGGATTTCTTTAACATGCTTGAAAACGGCGCAGAAGAAGGCACTTTCTCTGTGGACAAGCTGGGCGATGCATGGAAGGAATTCGGTATACGTGCAAAGGACACCACCAACACCACAACAGAAGCGTATGAAATTTTAGGTTTAAATGCTGATGAAATGCGTGCAAAATTCGCAGCAGGCGGAGAAAGTGCAAAACAAGCAACGGATACAATTTTAACTGCGCTTTTCTCTATGGATGATGCAGTAAAGCAAAATCAGGCTGGTGTTGACCTTTTCGGTACTATGTGGGAGGACTTGGGAGCGGATGCAATAAAAGCTCTTAGTGACACCAACGGAGAAATAACAACTACTAAAAACAGCCTAGAAGAAATCAACAAAGTACAATATTCCGGTTTTGAACATGAGTTGGAACAGCTAAAAAGAGAGTTTAAAACTAGTTTGTCTGAACCACTTGCAGAAGAAGTGATTCCACAAGTAAAAAAATTCTTCGATACTTTAAAAAGTAACGGTTCACTACAAAGTTTTTCTAATATCTTGGGTGATGTAGCGGGAATTTTTTTAGAACTGGCAAATAAACTGCTCCCGCCTGCCCTTAAGCTTTTAGAAGGAATACTGAAAAATTTCAAGTGGTTAGCTCCCGCGGTTGGTGCAGTTGTAGCAGCTTTCCTTACATACAAGAAAGCTTCAAAAGCAGTAGAAGGAACCAATACAATAGTAAATTTGTTAGCAAAAGGTATTTCTAATGTGTGTGGCGGAATAGATTTGCAAATCGCAAAACAAACTATTTTAAACGGCTTAAAAAGCCCGTGGGCTGCTCTTGCGATTGGTGTAGGAACTTTAATAACTGGAATTACTTTGTTGTGTTCCAATATGGAAACAGAATCATCTTTGATAAGAAAGCAAAGAGAAGAAGCGGAGGAAGCTGCTAAAGCATGGCAAGAGTTAATAGATAAACAAAATGAAAAAATCGCTACAGGTTTAGGGGAGTTAGAACAAACGCAACAGCTTGCAAGTGAGCTTGAAACGTTAGTTGATGCAAACGGTAGAGTAAAAGAAGGTTACGAGGCACGTGCAAACTTTATTATAAACGAGTTAAATGAGGCAATCGGAACCGAAATGGAATTGGTTGAAGGACAAATCCAAAACTATGATGAGTTCAAAAACAAAATCACCGAACTGATAAATACCAAAAGAGCGCAAATTATAATGGAAGCTCAAGAAGAAGCATACAAAGAAGCTGTTTTAAACTTAGAAAAAGAAGTGAATAACCAACGTCAGTTAGCGATCGACATAGAAAAGAAAAAGCAGGAAATTGCTAACGAGACAAGTGCACATGAAAGAAATAATTTAACGCAAGATCTTAGGGAAATGGAAGATACTTACGAGACAAAACAAGGGATTATAGATGGATACTATAACACTATCAGCGATTACGAGCTAAACTCCGTAAGACTTGCCAGCGGAAACGCCGAAGAAATAGCAAAAATTGAAACAAGCGTTACAGCCAGCAAAGCGACAGGAATAAGCGACAGAAGAACGTTGCTTGAGCAAGAAAGAGCAAGTCAGGAAGAATACCTCAACCACCTGAAAGAGATATATAAAGGTACTAACGATGAACTGGAATTACAGCAAATAGAATCGGCGCAGAAAAAACTTGATGCAACAAACGCAGAGCTTCAATCTATGACCAGCACTATAAACACAGGCTTCCCAAGCATACTATCAGCATGGGGAACAGGTATGAGTAATGCTGTAAATGAGGTTAGCGCAAAAGCTCCTTTCTTAAAGGGGGCTATGTCAGGAAATATAGATTCCGCAACAAGCGGTGTATCTGAAAACGGATGGAAAATATCTGATGCTCTAAGAGCTGTCATGACTGACGGTAAAAAGAAAGTTGAAGATGAAAAAGAAAACTTTACGACTTCCGGAAATTGGATAATGGAAGGATTAAAAAACGGTGTTAATAACGGTTCCCGTGGAGTACTAGGCGCAATAGGCGGGGTTGCAAGCGCTTTGGTGAAACGCTTTAACACAGAGATGGGAATTGCATCTCCTTCTAAAGTTATGGCAAGTACGGCAAAATGGATCCCAGAAGGCGTTTCAAAAGGAATTAAAGATAATTCAAAAGTTGCGGTAAGTCAGATGAAAGGTTTTGCGGTTCAGATGATAGACACAGCAAAAACTACGCTAAAAGACGGAAAGTTAAGCGATGTGTTTGGAGCAGAAATTCAAGGTGCTGCCGACATGATAAATAAAATCAATTTAGGGTCAAAAGCTGCCGGAATTTTAGCAGGTACAAACTACAATTTATCAAGCGGAACGAGTCTGGGGTATATAGGCGGAGCAAGTCAAAGCATGCAGAAGGAATATAATTTTTATCAAAATAACTACTCACCGAAAGCACTGTCTAGATTTGATATTTACCGACAAAGCAAAAATTTACTATCACAGGCAAGGAGGGTGTAAATGTTTCAGCTTACTTTAGAAAATGAGAGAGGAAAACAACTGATTTTACACCCCAGCACGCAATATGTAGTCACAAATATACAAGGGTTAACCCCTCCAACAGCTACCATAAACAGCTCTGTAGTAGCTTTGCAAGACGGGGAAGTATATAACAGCGCAAGGGTAAATACAAGAAACATTGTTATCACAGTTAA